ATAATTAGTTACATAATCTTTCCAACCACAATCACCATGATCAATAGCGTAAAGATTTTTATAATCATACATGAAATTCCCATAGTGTCTATCCGAATTTCCTACTAATACATCTAAAGCGGCAATTTTACGTATATCATCTTTATTATTCTTCAAAAAGAATTCTGGCTCTAATAATGATTTAGAAACATTTTCACCATCAATTTCTCGTGTAAAAATTATCCCATCAAGATACTGGCGATCAGTCCAATGCTCTAACAAATCTTTAGGTACATCATCTGCTTTTGCTACAATAAGGTCCGGATAAGTTCTCACACCTAAATCATTCGCCAATTCCCAGACAGCCTTTTCCATATCTAATGAATCTTTACTTCCTGGTTTAGCGTACCATTTTAAACCATTTTCATCTATAAAACGAATAGGATCATTAGCACCATAATCCGCTTTAAGGAAAGTTTTAGGAACTGGAATATTGGGCTTCTCAATAATAGGTCGAACCACATCATCAGGGTGGAATTCTTTCGGTTTGAAACTGTCACGAAAGACAGATTTTTCAAAGAAATCTCTAATGCCTGAATCAGTAATTGATGTTGGATCATTGAAGTATCTAGCGAAATATTCACCAAAGCGTATTTCATCAACTTTTTTACCGAAGTGTTCCATTAATTGAAGTTGATATCGGCCATACCACAATCGCCCATATGAATTCATTAATTCAGTGATGATCCTTTCATCAGTCCAATCACTACCTACAATCACGTGTCTTCCATCTACAATTTTACTACCGAAATGTTGTAGTGGATCCATTTGGATAACTCCTTCATTGAGGAATCTACTACTTCTTAAATGGTCTGGCAATTGGTTAAAAGCGTGTTTTACTTTATCTTTTTGACCTTGCTTCCAATTACCTACGAAATCCATGCCTGATTGAAAAGGATTTTCACCAACTGTTTTACCATAACTTTGCTGTGTTAAATCACGGAAATCTTGCATTATACTTTTTGGATCAACCAAAGGAATATATGTATGCCTACAAAAAGGGTGAAGTGGAAGATAAGGAGCATCCACTATATTCCAAGGACCCTCTATCCTTTTTTCCACACATATTTTACATTCACCTGCGTGTTTACTCATTGCGACACGCTCAATACCATTCTCTTGGTATTGGCTAAAATTAGCTTGGTTAAAAACTCGCATACTTTCAGTACGAGCTATCATCATTGAACGGTGTTCAGGCGATATGAACCGAATTGGCCGTATATCCTTCATTGTTTTTTTGCCTGCTTCTACCGCCATCATATCTGCTTTACGATATATGGGCATTGGTTTAGTTACATAATTTCTAACTCTATTTGCTATTTGTTTATTATCCTCACCAATAGCAACCCCTTGCATAATGGAACCTTTGATTCCATAGCGGATATCTTCTTTAACTCTTTGAATTAATTCAAAATTGTAATCTTGAAGCCATTCAACTGCTCTTCGGTCATATACACCAAAAGAAGACATTAATTCTGGGAGTTTAGTTCCTTTCGGTACATCTACCCCTTTAAATTGAGCATATTGAGAGGCTGTTAATCTTTCTAATTTTTGACTGGTTGTGTAATCGCTCCACATTTTTTCGGCGATTTCTTGAACAACATCAAACCAATCTGGTTGAAACATTTGAGCGATAGTTTGTGCATCTAAATTATCAATTACAATTTGTGCTTGTTCTCTCAAAGTTAATTGGTGATCATACATCACTTTGACGTAATCACTACCAATTTCCTGTGTTTCGTCCCATCCTGCCATTTCTATAACACATCACTATATCTTTTCACCAATTCCTTGAATGCTTCATCCTGATTTATATTCCGATTAAATTCAGAACTGAAACTATCTTGAATGCGTTTAAAAGAAGCAGCAGTTTCCTCTGAGACTGCTATATTAATCCTTTTCATGTGAGACCCCTCCGATTATTATAATAATATTTTACTTGACTCATCTTATTTATATTTTATGGTATTCTCCCATGAAGTGACTGGGCCGGGTATTTTGACGTATTCTTTACCACTCATAGGATTAGAACATGTGCAGATTACGCCATTCGCTTTTCCGACTACTGCTATTATATTCCCACATTCCAAACACTCAAAGATTCGAACTACCCTTTCCACGATTAAATCACTCCAAAAAGTTTATATAAACCGTCAATAAATTCATCATTAGTTAGTTTTTCGTCTCTGAGTTTTAAGATGTCTTCATCATCTGGTACCACTTGGCCTTTATCTAGTTCTTCACCATACAATTCAAATAGTGCAGTTGTTAGGTTAATATATGTCGGAACGTCGATCCATATTTTAGTTAAGAATTCTTCTTTCCGTGATTTCATTTCATTTTCTAAATCTAAAATCTCTTCTGCTTCGAGATAACTATTTATACTAACGCCTATGTTTTGATTTATTGGAAATTGGCCATATATAACATTTATTTCATTTTCTTCTTTTACCACTTTAACTGGTATTTCCATCCCATCTATTTCCACCATTTTAATCTCCTCCATAATATGGATTTTTAAATTCTGATTCTACTTCTTCTACTATTTCCCACTTTTCTTTAAATCTATCTATTTCTTCACTGGTTATCATGGAATATCTCATTTTTTCATATATGATTTTTTTAACCACATACAATTTGTTGTATGAATAGTATACTCCATTTATATGATTCCAAAGAAATTTCAATTCAATTCCTTTTTCTTCATATTTTTTATACAATTTCCATGCATCCGGATTCAAAAAATTTTCTTTTTTCATACTAAACCCCTTTCTTTAGGAGAACCAAATTCTTCTTCTTCATCTTCCCAATTAGCAAAAGGACATTGATCTGTCCAATGAACTTTAAAAGATTCAAGAGACTTGAGTGTATCTTCGAAACAACCATTATGCTGTATGGCTCTATCATCAATATATACAAGAGCAGGAACTTTCACTTTAGTGACAGTATAAACATATTTATCAAGATTGTATTTTTTAAGCCAAGTACGAACTTTGGCTGAATCTCTTGCAGTATGGATAACAACAAGTCCTTTCTTACTCAATACACTTAAAAATTCTTCCACACCAGGTTTCGGTTCAAAAAGTTCATCATCACCCTTATAACCAGTGTAAGTGTTTAATACACCATCGAAATCGACACATATTATTTTATCACTCATGTTTTTCTCCTAAGAATCCCCTTCAAAAATTCTTTAATTTTATCTATTGAAGTCCTCTTTTCTGGCACTTTACCTACTGCTCGACGGTAAAGAATAATACCAATCAAAGCGTAAACAGCCATATCAAGGAATGTATCTTCAATACTTTCATCTTTCACTTTTAAAGTGCCTTTTTTAGCGAATTCTGTGAGTCTTGAATATTTATCGCTTATTCTAACAAGACACCCAACCCATGCGGGAATGTCCATTAATTCCGAAAGCATTAAGTTGGAGAACCTATCTTCATCAGAAGCATAATCATGACGCTTTGCATCATGTGTACTTCTCATTTTATCAAGCAATTCATAAAACTGTTCTTCATCAGTTTTTGACATCTCCTTCATCCACCTTTGGATTTGAAATCATGGAATCTTTAATAGCTTTCAATGTATTTTCCACAGACAATGCATAATTCCCAATATTAACAAGATATTCATCATACAATTTGAAAGCATGATCCTTCTCTATTATCACACTGGCATTTACACTTGGCTCTTCAAGTGTAAGATGCTCTTTAATATCCTCAATCTCTTTAACTGGAATTTCATGGGTGATATCCATTTGAATACCAGGTAGTTCCGGGAAACCAAAAAGGATTTTTACTGTGTCATTCTCCAGCAAAGTTGCTGTTATTCTTATCATTTTTGAATCTTTTTTCTTCATATTATTTTCTCCGCTTCGTCCCAATCATGTTCATAAATGTGGGCACTAATTGAATGGACTGTAATTGGTCCCATTTTTGAATGTGTATTTTTTGCAACTAAATAGTGAAGTTGTTTTAAAGCCCAGAAATTAGCTGGGATAGCTCCAAAAGCATCATGGCTTCTCCATAAAGCAGTAGTGTGCAAGATATCTTTTCGAATTTTGAAATCTACAAGTATCATGCAAGGAACTTCTTCTATAATTGTATCAATAGTAGGATTCCATGTAACACTAATTGCACGTCGACTTTCTCGACATTTATTTAGTCTATCAATTGCTACACCAATTTGATCCATTCCAAAATGTTCTCTAAGCCTATTACCATATCTGTAAACAAATTCACCTTTATCCGGATTGATCATTTGATTTTGATCTTCAAAACAAATCCGCCTAGCAGTTGGATTCATTCCAATAGGCAAACATGAGGACTCTGGATTGCTGACACTCCATATGAAATTGAGGATTTCTCTAGTATTTTGGCCGCGTTCATCTTGGACAATTTCACCCTTCTCCATAATTCTTTTGATTATAGAAGGCCACAAATTTTCAAAGTACTTTGATTTCAGATTTAACATTTTTTCTATTCTCCTTATCTAATCTATAAGTTAAAAGACCTTGAATTTTGATTTCATTTTCTTCTGTATACGTAACAACCCTAAAAATTTCTTTATTGAGTCTAAGACTCTTTGTAATGATTACATTTCCCTCAGGAGTATTTTTCATTATATGTTCGAAATTATCATCAAGAGGTTCTTCTAAAAATTCTTCTTTAGTGATAACTCCATCTTTAAAAGCAACTTCGAAACATTCACCAGCAATCAAAGCTTCTTTTTCTATAATTGCATTAGCTAAATCAGAAATTCCTTGATATTTCTGATTTGAGTCCTTCTCCATATTCAATCCACCTCCACATATCTGTCGCGTGGACAGTATGTATATCTAAATTACAATATGATTCATAACCACATTCAAATGCTAACTGTGAAAATCCTTGATCTTCTCCACTTTTATGGTATTTGTAATGAACACCACTATTGAGAACATCGCGTCGTATAGAGACACAAGCGCCAGTAGAGCCTACTTTTATTATTCGATCCCCATTAAATAAAGTGAAATTTTCCCTTTCTGGAGCGTAAATGTGTTTATAATCATCCCCAACACTTTGTAAAATATTATAATGTCCCACCCCAGCAACATAAAGATTAAGAACTGGTGCTGATATAATGGGAAGTTCAGTGGAAATCATCCGTACAATTGCATCATCATCTTTCAATATCACATCAGAATCGATACTCACAATATATTCATCTAACTTCCGCCTCATGGCTAACCATTTATTTCGAACTTCAGCTAAATGTGTAAAATCGCGATTTTCTTTACGATCATAATATGAATCACTTCGTAAAGTAAAAATGTCCACTTTTTTATATCCTGCATTTCTAGTTTTTCTTTTTATAATGCAACCGGTATTATCGGTAGAATTATTGAGAAGAAATGCTAAGTGTATTTCTTTTTTTGAAATTTCTTGATTCTCAATTGCTTGTAGATAATCTTCTATAATCCAATCTCTATTTCTAACAGGACAACCAACCATAATCATATGAAAAAACCCCCAAAAAATTAAAAAAGGTGTAGCATTTAAGCTACACCTGCTTCTTGTATATTTTCGGTATCCTCCACTTGATATTGGGCGTTTCGTGGGTATGCTCCATTGTACCAAGCAATTGCTAGAGTAACAAAGCTGTATGCGACTCCTCCATATTGGCTTCCGATAACTGCTTGGAAAGCAGTTGGATCTGCGGTTATAACACCAGAAACAATTGTGATTAGAGTCACTAGGAAAGTACTTATCTTACCATTGTCGATTGTTACATCTTCGCCACTTTCAACTATTTTTTTGAGTCTTGGGAAGTAATAGTTGTAGAAAGCTAAAAGTAGTAAACCTACAAATGTTCCATATCTAAGGTATGAAACTCCCATTATACCCTTTAACAAGTCTGTACTGGAAGCAATCATTCCGATTACAGCCAAGAGAATCAATACTATAGTTAAAAGGTTATTACTTATCTTACCGTTGTTCATGAACAACCTCCTTTTTTTTTATTTTTTGTCATTGAGGTGCGGATAGTCGCGACCTAATGAGAACGAGATTTATCCATATCAATCCTCTTTTGGGCTAACTCTAATGCTTCTGCTCTTTCTACACATGCACCACATTTTCCACATGGACTAAATCCACCTTCATAACAGGTCCAAGTTTCTTCATCATAATCTATACCCATTTTTAATCCGATTTCTGCTATGTCGGTTTTATCCATATTAATATATGGAGCCCGGAGATGAACATTTCCATAGTTTCCTTCATTAACTGCTCGGTCTAAATAGAAAAAGAAGCCGGGTCTACAATCGGGATAAATTGCATGATCTCCACTATGTGCCGCATAAGCAACGTTTTCATATCCTTTATTTACAGCCCATGCTGTTGCCATTGCAATGAGAATCATATTACGATTTGGTACAACCGTTTGCTTCATTGACTCTTCTTCATAATGTCCGTGAGGCACGGGTATATCTCCCGTTAAAGAAGATTGATCAATGAGTTCATTGAAAACACTTATATCCACAATCTTATGTTCTACACCAAGTTTTTTACAAGTTTTCTTTGCATATTCTAATTCTTTCTTGTGTTTTTGTCCATAATTGAATGAGATAGCCGCAACTTCATCATAACATTCTGTTAATTCGTGAAGTAAAGTTGTACTATCCATCCCACCGGAAAGTAACACTACAATTTTCTTCATATTAAACCTCCATTATCTAATTATTATTTTGAACTACTACGACCTATAGAGGTCGTAGATTCCTAATCCACTAACTTATTGTTAGTTTTTCCAAAGGCAAGCCCCGTAGTCCCTACGGTTAGAATATTTTGGGCAGCATTTACATCCCTATCATGTTCTTTATTACATTCAGGACATACCCATCTGCGAATATTCAATTCTAAAACCTCTGTAATGTATCCACAGTTACTGCAAGTTTTAGAAGTGTATTTCTCATCAACAACCTCGAAATGCTTATCATACCAATCAGATTTATACTCCAATTGTCGTTTGAACTCATACCAATGCTGGTCTGCTGTTGTTCGTGCTAAATATTTATTTTTTAAACCCAACTGGCTGTTTACATTTCCAACATAGATTTCATCAAATTCACGCACTATTTTGGTTGTTATTTTATGTAGAAAATCATTTATTATATCCTTTTTCTTTTGATATAACCGGTTAAGCTTGGTTTTCGCTTTTATCCAATTACACCCATTTTTAACCTTTTTACTCAATATTTGATTTTGTCTTCTTATCTTCCTATCGACCTCTTTTAGATTTATTTTGCCAGTTTTATAACCATTACTAAATGTTGCTAAATCTTTTAACCCTAAATCTATACCTACCCTCTGATTAGTTTTTTTTAACTGTTTTACAGGGCTGTTTTTTACATTAATACTTACAAAATATTGATTAGAGTTATTCCTGCTGATAGTTGCAGTTAATATATCTCCTTTTACTTTGCGACTGTATTTCATTTGAATTAATGATTTAATTTTAGGCAACTTTAGTTTACCGTCGATGATTTTAACATTTAAAGTTCTGAATGATTGCACTGGATTTTTGCGTGATTTGAATTTCACCCAACCATTACCCGCTTTACCTACCATTTTATAAGCATTTATGAGGTTATCATACGCTTTTTGGAGGGTTGTACTGTTAGCTTCCTTTAAAAATGGATATTGTTCTTTTAAATCATTTAATATAACATTGAATAATTTTCTGTTTGCATATACTGGTTTTAAACCAAGTTCTGTTGCTTGTTTCTTATATAGTTCATATCTTGCTTTAACATGGTTGAAAACAAAGCGTGCACTACCCATATTGAACTCCAATATATCCTGTTGTTCTTTATTTGGATATATTCTATATTTGTAGGATTTGTTTACTGTTTTCATCGTTTTTGTTGCCTTTCAATATATTTTCTTATTGTGTCTATGTTTGCTCCACCAGTTGTAGAGATGAAATATCCTATTTTCCAAAATGTTTCTTTCCAGAGTTTCTTTTTGATTTCAGGATACTCTTTTTTAATTAATCGGCTACTTGCTGATTTGTATGAATTGATGAATTTAAGTAATGCTGTGTCTGGTTTGGCTTTAAATAGAAAGTGTATATGGTCTTTTTCATAACTACTTTCCTGTAAGTGTATATTGTAAGGTTCCCCAATTCTTTCAAAGATTTCTTCTAATTTGGAGTATATTTGTTGGTTTATAACCTTTCTACGATATTTTGTGACAAGAACTAAATGATATGTTAATGTATATACTGAATGTTGGTTTTTATCTAAAGATTGATTCATCAGTTATTATATTTATTTTTATATTATTTAACCTTTTTGTTTTAACCATTATACTGACTTAAAGAAGTCATAGTATTCTTTCGGGTTTTGGATAAACTTTTTGTATCAAAAACGTTTATATACTTCTATTAATATATTAAGCGTAATTAATAAAAAGGAGATGAACCATGGAATATATAAACGGAATATTCGAAACCTTCCTCCATAAAAATGAGGAGGAAATATTAAAAGAAATAAAAGATATGTCTGAAATGGATAAAGATAAAATAATTTTGAAATCAATAGGCGAAGTTAAACAACTGCGAGCAGTGAATGACAAATACTTAAATGATCAAGAATCATCTGAGATGATAAGTAAGTCACACCCTGATGATGTCACTGTCATCAAACACACCGCAGAAGTTGGAAAAAAAAATGAAAATTTAAAAGTGGGAACCATCTATAAGGTATCAGTAAAAGACGCATGTGCAACTGGTAAAGGTTTACCAAATCCTTTCATTGCCAGGTATGAATTTGAAACAGTGAAAGACACAACACCTGGTGCATTTAAATTCACTGGTTATGATATAAATAAAGCTCCATATGGCGATCAACAAAAAGTAAAAGATAAATATTCAGGAAAAGATATCATATGGATTCCCAAATCTACAGTTGAAAAATTCCAACTACCTACTTCTGAGGAGATTTCTGCGGCTGAGCAGTAGACTCAGCTCCTTTTTCTTTTTGTTGAGCCTGAACTTGCTCCATCTGATTTTTTGCGGCCCATTTTGCAGTAGTTCCAGGTTGTTGGAGACCAATACCATATGTTTGACCTAATTCTGCTTGTACTGCACTTTGTGGAATCATAACCTCATCTTCCGGCATTTCTTCTGGGAATCCCATTTCTCTACGGTATTCACTAGTTGTTATTTTAAAGTCCGCATTCATTTGTGAAACCCATTTAATCTTTTCAGATTTTTCTTCTACTTCTAAAGTTGGCCATTTAATCTCAATATCTAAATCAACATAACCATTAGCCATAAGAAACGGCCTAAAAAGCCTTTCAATCATTTGTTCGCCGAGGAACAACCTTTCTTGAGTAATTGTATCATAATAGGTTCTCAATTGCTGTTTTGAAACATTTTGATTGTCACCTTTAAAACCAAGTAACGTAGCAGGAACACCACAGATAGCATGGAATTTTTGGTTTAGATAATCCGCGATATTTGAGAAATCCCATATCTTACCTTCAGCTCCTAAAATTTCCGCAGTAACGGATATGTCGGTAGCCAGATCCTCACCAGTCTTTTGTTTCACTAATGTAGTTAAAAATCCTTCTATTTGTTTTGGTGTTACTTTTTGTTTTCGGCCCTCTACTTCCACACCACTATCCAACATCCAATGAATGATGGGAGATGCATAGTGATCTATTAAAATTGCAGTATCAATATCAATATTGAACAGTATTTCAAGAATGGAAGCGGCTGGTTGCATTAAACTGCTACCAAACCGGCTTCCCTTGTCTGGGGCGAATTTTAAATGTAAAACATCAATGGGCTCTGCTAAGAATATATTCTTACTACCATATTCATAACCTAAAAGTGTATCTTGTTGCCATTTTGGCCTCATACTTTCTAATGGTAGACCTCGTATGTCAATAATATTCTTTTCATCTGCAGCCCATTCAATGAAATCATAACTGTTACCATATTTGTAATAATCAATAATGGAATCTCTCACTTCTGTTAAAGTCCATATCCGTCTTATATATTTACATAGTTCATCAGCAGAATCATTGCCTGTTTCCACTTTAAAACCATCTTTCAAAGTGTCCCCTGCTATCTTGTTGATAATACGGAACATCTCTGTCTTTCTATATATTGAATCACATATTTGTGAAGAAAGAGTTATATCTCTTCTTGCCGCTAAACTCTTGTATGATCCAAACAACGATTTTCCACTTGCACTTATTATTTCTTCTAATTCTATCTTGGATTTGCCAACCGGTTTTCCGTCTGGCCCAAGTCTTTGTTCTTGTTTGCTTTCTTCAGCAAACCTTTCTATATCTTCATGAATACTTTTCATTTTTTTGTTCACCCCAGAATTTTATTTCCTGTATTCACCACTGCGAAAGGATTATCTTGATCTTCATTTGGATCTATGAATTCGCCACCATAGCCCATAATTCCATAACGTATTGCATCGCAGGTGTGGTCATTTTCTTTAATTGGGACGGAATCACCTTTTTTTCGTTTGTTTGTGTCCCATAAATAACTTTGAATTTCTTGAATTGCATTTTTGCATTCTACATAATATTTTAATCTTCTTTGAGCAATTAAAGTAGATACATTTGAGATTCCTTTATCCACCCGACTACTTGAAGCTAAAACTTTTGTTTTGAATTCATCTTCTACTTTATCTTTAAAGCATTGTGCTATGAAAGATGCCGCAGATACATCTACAAATATTGCTTTTAATTTTTTCGGTGTAAAACCAGTTGTTATGAACTCTTTTAATTTTACTATTAATTCAGGGTCGGTGTATCTAACACCCATACCTTTACGTGAATCATAATAATATTCTCTTATTACATCATAGAAGAGTTTTGCAGTTTTCTTACCACCAATACCATCAACCAATTTAGTTTTGACTCCTACTAATAAATAGGTTGTGACTGAACCAGTACCATAATCACAACATACAAAGAAGTCATCGTAATATTCATTTGGATTTGAAGGCCTTAAATCGGAATCTAAACCAATTTCATTTTCAGAAGATAAATACATATCATATATAGCACCTTCTGCCATTACCCACTTTCCAAGAATGTTTCTTTGGTAAAACACACCGGAAAAAAGGTCTCTATAAAATTCTTTCCTCTCTTCTGTTAATGTAGGATTATCATCATGGTTAAAGTTCCATACTCTAACCTTACCTTCTCTAATTTTCTTTTGGTTACCTACATATTTTACATAAACTGGATGCAATGGTGAATCTGGGTTAGAAGAAGCAAATATAATAGCTCCTGCTAATGAATTCCTTGCGAAAGCCATATCTAATGGTTCTTCGGGGTAAGTAGTTATTTCATCAAGAAGTGAACCACCTACAGGTTTACCTTTAAGTTTGTTAGTCGCACCTTTATTATTAACTCCAACAATGGTGCATATCTTTTCTTTACCACCAACCCATATGTAAAATTTACCGTCACCCTTAGCATAATGGACATTTTCTTTACCAAGAATACCTTCACAAATTTTTTGAAAACCATTCTCAATTACATTATCCTGCACGGTATCTCTTGTATTACCACAAATTAAAAACCTATCATGCGGACTCTCAATAATGTACAAAGCGAATCTTACATTTAAAACCCAACTTTTTCCGGACTGAACCGCTCCAACCGCAATATTGATTGGGGCGTATGATCTCCCTATATAATCAAGTTGTTTAGGAGAGAAAGCCGTGGGGCTTAAATCTATTTCCACTTCACTCATTATTAGTATTCTCCGCGTTTTTCATATCTTCTTTTCTCATTGTGTTGATTTCTTGTAGTAATGAAACAACACCTTTGATAACCTCAGCATTACTATCATCTTTAAGCATGTCTTTATTTTCAAAGAGAATGTCTTTAAACACTTTGACAGCTTCAATTGCATCCTTCATATACATGAAGTCATTTTCAAGAATATATGCAATTGCTTTTTGATATCCAAGATAGGCATCTTTATATATTTTTTTATTGAGAACTGAAACATCTTCGAAGACATCCACGATATCGGGGTCTTTAACGACAGTTGGATCTTGTTCTATAATATCTATTTGTGCTTCAGTCATTCCTTGATTTCTTGAAGCTTCAAAAATATCTTTCCATGAAACTCCCCTTGCGTCTTTTTGTCTGGTCCAATCAGACACAGTACTTTCGGAAAGTCCAGGTAAATCAAATTCATCTTTTACTTTCTTTGCAATTTGAGTGTTAGTATATAAATGTTTCCCCGATGCTTCATTTGGGGTCATAAATAATTCTCTAGCCCTCTTTTTAACTTCGCTTCTATATCCATGTTGCCTTTTGTGTTTAGCCATCTTTTATCCACACAACCTTTACATTACCGAAATGCTCTTTTAATGCTAGTGTATACTCTTGTTTATCTATAGGTATTGACTCATAAGCTTTGACTATCGTCGGTTTTATGAGGTCTACTTGGTAGACATTACCTCTTCTTTTTAAATGTATTTCAGCTTCTTGAATAACTGGGTTTTGTTTCTTAGAAAAATACCCTAAGCCAACACCCTCAACAAAGCCTTTTCTCACCACAGGATAGAATGATCTCCCTTCTTCATGTGTAAAATGGAGAGAACCAAATGATTCTGTCTCAATGAATACACAATTTGCTTTTATATTATATGGTTTATTTTTTGTTCCAGGATGAAAAACCATGAATAATTCTTCTCTATCCTCATACGTCCTTGCCTTCTCTTCTGTGAGATGGTTTAAATTTATACCACTTTCTTTAGTATACCTGCTAATTGTAGAAACGTGAACGCCACATTCTTTTGCTAATTGTTCTTTAGAAATCCAGCGATTTTTAATTTGATCCGCAATCCAGAAGCCATTTTGATATGGTTTCTGTCTATCTTTTGGATTTACATCTTTAACCTTTTTTTTCTTCCGTTTTTTACCTCGATTCTGGTGTCCTGGAAGGTAATCAGGTACACCCTCGTATTTATGCCAAGGTTTCTCAATAATCTCTTGTCCACATCCGCATGCACATTTTTTCATATAGTCACCTATTATAATAATTTCTTTTTTGTACATTATATATATATTTTTGGTTTTTACCACTATTAAAATAATATGATTATATATGTATATCACACACATATAATTACAGTATTCTAATAGTGGTAAAAAATATTATGATTCTCATATTAAATATTAATCTCATTTTACCACTATTAAAATAATGTAATTATATATGTGTGATACTATTATATAATCGACTTATTTTAATAGTGGGAAAATATTATGATTCTCATATTAAATATTAATACCCCTAATAATAGGTATTTTACCACTATTAAAATACGTCGATTATATACGATTCTATTTGTATATAATTATAATATTATAATAAAGTGAATAATAGTAAAAATTATTAATTTAATATTTTTCATAGACCAAAAGATATATATACTCTAAAAATAAATGTATAGATATGAAAAAGCTAATCATAAATGGTTTCCCGGAAGGGGAAAGAAAGCTTGTTCATCCAAGTCAGGTACTCTACCTAAGTAATACCCAGTATGATGGAGATGATTCTTTTTGTATATTACTTGAAGAGTTTGGGCTTGGAAATGCTAAAGACTTTTTGGAATATTATAACGACCCTAGAGATATTAATGTATACACACAAAAAAATCAAGTGAAATCCTTTAGAGACCTCTTTGATAAAGTCATTGACAACAGACCGAAACGAAAAAACCTTTTTCAAGTAGCACACAGATTAGTTCGACCCGATATGACAATAAAAGACAAGTTCGATTTAATTGAGAATAATAAAATTGAACCTCGAATTCTTTCAAAAATACTTGCAAAACAAACCACTAGTCCAGAGATTGCAATTAAAGTTGCTAAGGCCGATTTATATCCAAAAGCTGAAATTTTAGCATGTATATATAAACACAAGAGATGAGATTATGAACCTTGAAGAAAAATATAGGAAAGATAGAGAAAAACAATGCGATTGTGGTAAATCCTACGAAAGTCCATTCTGCTGTGGCGAAACCCAAGAAACAATTTTTAATTGTGGTTTTGCGGAAGAAATTCCAGAAGGTAACCCAATTAGTGACATATTAGAAATGCTTTTCCCCAATCCTTTTGGTATAATATCAGCAGGTGATTTAGTAGAAAACGGTAAAACTTGGGAACGCTTCAAAGCGTTTGAAGAAATTGCTCACACTTTAAGAGAAGTGATTGTAGAGGATAAAGACACAAATGTTGTCCAGTATAATGTGGAAAAGGATATTTCCTCTGGTAGCACAATTATTAAAATAGAAGTGAGGTGAACAGTAATGGTTTTAAAAGATAAAACTTACAAATATGGCGAAAATAGAATATCACTCCGTGTACCAAATGATCTAAAAGGCGAAATTGAAGTTGGAGATCCTTGTGAAATTTACATTGACAGAGAAAAGAAAGCAATTATATACATTTTCCCAGAGAGTAATATTCAAAACAAAGAATTCAACTTAAAAGATAAAGAGGAATAAATATGGTAGATATAGACAAATACGACAAGATATTGCAGAATATTGCAAGTAAAGTAGGTGCAGACTTTGATGACATCCAGAAAGAATTTGTAGAAATTCTTACAGAAACAAAAAAGAAAATTAAAGTGGATGAAGACGCGGAAAAGACTTCAATAATGAGATTGAAGAATAAGTACCGATCTGCACTTAGGACCAACGCCGCATGGTGGGAAGGGGTAATCATCGGTTACCAGGAACCGAATTTCTACTTGAAACGGCTTTACACTGCCAATAAAACCATGTATGAGGATGACCCTGAATTGGCTGTTAGAGATGGCTACACTGATGATACAGGTGAACCATTAGACTCTCGTAAAATTTTAACCTCAGGCGCCGTAAACAAAAATTATGGTGTACCATTGAGAGATCTCAATTATATGAATAAAGCGGTCATGACTGTGTATGGTGTTATTAGGAAGAAAGATACCGAGGATTTAAGACCCTTCAAATTGACTCTCTTTGATGAGCAAGTTAAATTGAAAATCCCACTCCTTCAATATGTGAAATTCCGTGCAAATGATAGAACAGAAGAAGATGCGGAAACTTATGAACTGTCCTATTCCACTGCAACCAAATTCCAGGTACAGTCAAACTTCCCTGAAGAACTACAATTACATGCTTTACTCAATAAGTTTGATGCGGTAGAACTAGAAGATCTGGAAGCATGGCATGATCAACACGAAAATGACATGGATGCTATTGTCGTTACTCGTGGTATGGTGGGATCAATAAACCTTGATACACCAGAAGACAAACCTTACAACTTCACTTTAGATACACTCGATGATGATGAAGATATTGTAGATGAAGATGGTGAAATCCCAGACGCTACTTATGTCCAGGTCCCTAAATATGTCAATATGGACTTTGCTGAAGGTTCCATTGCATTTGTAATTGGTAGAACTTGGAGAGGTTGGGATAATCAAAATAATGCTCCAGGTAATGTCAGTTTAACCGCCTATAATGTCTATGTGCCTGAAGAATATAAAGTTGAAGTTGAAACCACAGAACCACCAGCCGGCTCCGTAGCCGCTCCTCCTAGTGAAGAAGATAAACCAAAGAAGGAAACTGAATTCTTCTAGGTGATTCAATGGATTCATTGTTTCAAACAAAGAAAAATATGGAAAAGATGGAGAAGAGACAATCTTCTTCATCATCTTCCACTCAAGCACCTAGAGGAGAAGAATTAACTGATTCTCCTGGTATTGACCGCAAAGCTCTAAGGGAGCGCCTAAGAAAAAAGAATAGTCCCAAACTAACTTTGAGGACTCTCATTCTTGGTAAAGAAGGAAGTGGAAAATCCGGTATAGTCATGAGCTATCTTGTGAAAAATAAAAAGCGTGCCATGATTATTGACCTTGATGGAGGTATGAGTAAAAATTTAGTTCATTATCCAGGAGCTGAAGAGTTTATTCATGTAGAAAATCCTTTAGTGTTGGATTTAGATTCTGAAGGTAAAAGGAAAATCAATTATGTGAAAACTTTTGAAACCATCAAAGAGATTATCGCATTTGTAGATGAATTTAAAGATGAATATGATGCTTTAGTTCTTGATGGTATAAGTACTCTCTACGAATTTGCAAGTAAGCAAGTGAAAATTGATAAACACATTCAACCTGATGGTGAAGTGAATTTCAAATTTTGGCAGATTCGAAATGACTACTTTGCAGGTGTTATTGAAACTACCCGAGCTATTGATGGAATAGATCAAATATTCATTGGTCACGATGACATGATATTAGTGCCTGGCCAAGAACGGGTGGTTACAAAAGGTGGAGCAGTCATAATGCTTCAAAAAACTTCTAAATCCATCCAAAAACTCCACAGAATGGTGGACCAAAAAGTATGGGTGGAAAAGAAGAAGGATAAAGCAGGTAGAGTTCTATATAGTGGAATTTATGAAAAAGCAAGACCTTTCCTTCATTTAGAAGAGGAAAAAGTTATTTTCGCAAAGAAAGACGGACAGAAAGTTGAATGGACCGGAGAAAAAGTATTAAATCAGTTAGCAGGTGTAAAAGATGAAGTTCAAGATGAAAACTAAAAGATTAGAAAATATGATTAAGTATGTTGTATTAAAGAAGATGAAAGGTAAACACAACCTCATCGAAAGTTTCATTATAAAAGCAGGTAAGGATTCTCTCCAAGTTAGAAGACCAGACACTACTCAAGTGGTTTTCATTGAAGTAATTGAGAAGGAAGTGAAAGTTTTCACTGAAGGTGAATTACCTATTGGTGATATAGATGAATTCATGAAATTCTTAAACCTGATGGGTAAAGAAGTAACTATAAGTTACAATGGTATGCAAGTGGTTATGACTGATGGTACAAATACTGCCAAATTCCTACCAGTTGCTCAGGAGATTGAGCATATGGAGGGTGAAGTTTACCGAATCACTGATGATGGGTTTGTAGAAACTCCTGGTGGTAAATTGGAAACTTCTTTTGAAGTGAATGCGGCTCAGCTTAAAAATGTAGTTAAGAATGCAGACGTTGTTGGAGTAAATGTATTTCCAATAAAAGTTCAGGAAGGTAAATTGGAAGTTTCGGTTGGTAAACCGGAAAGTGACATGATTAATACTAAATTAAGCCTTGCTGACTTTAGAGGCCAACCTGCGGAAGCTGAATATGGAATGGGATTCGATAATGTATTCTCCAATGTAGATGGTTTGGTTAGACTTGCAATGAGTGATGATGCTCCATTATTCATAGAAAAGATCGACAAAAATTTCACTTTCCGTGCAATAATGGCTCCTGTTGTTGAAAATAAAGACTTCGTAACTGACGAAGAAGAGGAATAACCATGAAGCCGGGTGAAGTTACCGTCACTGGTTCTTTCGAATTTGATGTGGCTCACTATCTAGAAAGTCACGAAGGAAAATGTAGAGGAATACATGGACACCGATATAAATTGGAAATCACCTTAGGTGGAGAGATAGATCCAGATACCTTTATGATTATTGACTCATATAAATTTAAAGAAATAGTGAATAAGTTAGTAATCAATAGACTGGATCATGGTGGGCCTGAAGGACAAACTCTCAATGATATCATGGGTTGTACTGATCCAACTGTAGAATTCATGGTTGGTTGGATTTTCGATGCAATTGGAAACTCATTACCAGTGAAACGGATTCGTCTTTGGGAAACTCCAAATTTCTACGCGGAGATGAATGTTGAATGGTAATAAAAATTGAAGGGATGGATGATCGAATCTCACATTTATATAAAATCTGCGAAGATTTTACGGGAGATTCCTTCATTATTCTTTCTGATGTTTTTATTTGTTTTTTCGACATAAGTGATGAAGATTTGAGTAAATTTAATACGAGTTTGAGGAAAGCTCGGATGGAGATAATGCAGAAATTATTGATAGACGGTAAGCTTTTGGACGAAGATTCAATTTATGGTAATGTGTCAGAACTTGTAGATATATTATTGATATCTCATGAGTATTATCATTTGCCCATTTATATTAAAGCATATTGGTTATTGCAGTATGTTTCTACGGGCAATGGAAATTTCTTACAACTTGCTATTCTATCACCATATTATCTTCCACCCGATGATGAAAGAATAGAAGAAGTACCGGGTTATGAGTGATTGAAATGGAATTAAAAGTATCAGAAATATTCAAGAGTATTCAAGGAGAAGGCCCATGGATAGGCCGTGTATGTACATTTGTGAGATTATCCGGTTGTAATATGGGTTGCTCATGGTGCGATACATATCAAAGAGAACATCAAACCCTTAATATAGACCACAAAACATTATCAGACTCTATTATGGGTGAAAATGTAGTAATTACCGGGGGAGAACCTTTAGTTCAAAGTAGGTCTCTTTTTAAGTTAATTGCTGAATTGAAATCAAGAAATAAGAAAATAGCAATTGAAACTAATGGAACTATCCCACCCAATCTTAGAGTGCATGAAGAAGAACTCCCAGATTTGATGGTTATATCACCGAAAATCAATCATTCTAAAATAGATGATATGAAACCACTTTTTACACGGTGGGAGCACTATAAATTCCCAAAGGCTTACAAATTTGTCGTAGTAGACAAGCGGGATGTAGAATTCGTCCTTGCTTGTGCAGATGAAGGAGTTATAACTGGAGATATAATTTTACAGCCATGTGAACCAGAAAAAAAAGCGGTTCCATATATTATGGAGAAAGCTGAATGGTTAGAAAGATTTGGTATTCGTCTTATACCACAAACACACAAATATTTGAAGGTGCAATAAAATGACAATTTCTACCTTTGTTTTTTGGATGTTTCTTATAATTGTGGTTGGATTATTTGTGGGGGCAATATTAGCAAATCGGGTGAGATAAAATGGTTGAACTATGTCGGAAATGTAAAGGTCAAGGTTTTATAAAAAAGAAAAATGGAAAAGAAGTTATTTGCAAAGCGTGTCGTGGAAGTGGGGTACATGAAAAGAATAAGTCTTGAAGAGTCATTAGAAGAAAGTCCAGTAATGGATAAAAATGGTTTTGAGTATTTTATTCATGCTCTATGTGATGGGTGTTTGCCAATTTCAATGCGAATGTTGGATGATGCGGCTGATGATATAGTATCTATTTTTAATTCTAATCTTATGGAATTTCCCAATAAAGTAGTTTGCGTTGAAAGTATGGGCATTCCAATTGGAGTAGCTGTTGCACAAAAAATGGAGAAAGAATTAAATTTTCCTGTAGATTTGGTAATCGTCCGTAAAAGAGATTATGGTTCATGTTTCCCAAACCAAATAGCTATTGAAGCTGATAAGGGGTATCAAAAAGATGTCCTTTACATTAATGGTGTAGACTCAAATGATCTTATATTTTTAGTGGACGATGTCATAGCATCAGGGAACACTTTAAACCAAACTATAAAAGCAATTCGATATGCAGGAGCTAGTATAGTTGGAGCTGGAGCTATTGTAGAAATAGATGGAGCAACTGAAAAAATTGATCCTGCTATTGAGACTTTCGCTTTGGTTAATTTAACAATAAAAAACGGAAAAGTGGTGATCCTTTGAAAATTTACATAGATGATAAAGAACCCAAAGACATTAAAGAATTTGCTGATAGATATTTTAATGGAAAAAATGTAGAGCATTCACCAGTTGGAGATGTGGTCATTTGTTAAAGGTGTATGTAGATGATAGAGAACGTGATAATATCATAAATAAAGGTAGAAAATTCTTCGATGTGGTAGTGAAACATTTACCAGTTGGAGATGTAGTATATCAAGATTTATGTGTGGAAAGAAAGACAATTTCAGACTTTATAAGTTCCGTACAAAATGGTAGAGTCTTCCATCAAGCAAGTAATATGGCGAAAAACTACCGTAAAAATTGGGTAATAATTATAGGGACACAAACACAAGCGGCTTTTGATAAATACACACGATTTTCGGTTGATCAATATTTGGCTTCAATTGCAAGTCTCGATCAAATAGTTTCCGTGAAACACGTGGATAATGAAACACAATTTTGGAAAATGTGTAAATATCTTTTTGAAAAATCGACTGATGGGAAGAATAGAATTATTGAGAATCCTCAAAGAATTGAAAGGAGTACGGGTGATGTATTTGTAGATCAGTTGTCTCAAGTACCGAAGATAGGCCCTAAAAAAGCTGAAACTATCATTAAAACTTTTGAATTAACTGACCTACATCCGTTATATCATATGACGGTTGATGACTTAATGAGTGTTCGTGGAATTGGTGAGAAACAAGCGAAAACAATTAAAGTTTATTTCCCTACTCCAAAGGAGTGATTATTATGAATAAAATAAGAGTGAAACCAATTAAACATCCGTTTAGAAATTTATGGTATCATTTTAGGTTTAAAAAGTCTGGGGTACCAGATATCGATTCTTACATGAATAAATGTTTTGTCCAACCACCAGAGATATATAAAAGTGGTGGCCATATGGAATTGTTTGAAGAAGATTGGATTTATGATGAAAGAAAGAGTAAACTTCCAAAATTAACGGCTGAAGCATTGGCAATAAAAGGAAAAGTGACTCCTCATACGAAAGTTCAGAAATATCTTTTAGAGCATGATCCTTATAGTATAGCGACAGAAGTGCCAGTTTCTTCTCCAGAATATATGGTTTCAGGTTTTATAGACCTTGTACGTGTAGTTCCATGTGAAAAAGGGAAGGTAATTGAAATTCTTGATTTCAAACCACCAGGTACAGAAAGACATGTAGAGAGCCAATTGTCCCGGTATAAACAATTGTTTCAAATGAGAACCGGTGCACAACTTCCTATTAATTTAGGATATTTCAATCAAAATGGTTTGTGGATCGGCCATCCTCCATAAAAGTTATATATAGCATAACACAAAAATAATGATGCAAATAAATTTTAGGAGAAAATAAATGATAGATGAAACTAAAATAGCAAATGGAATAGAAATGATATTAGATGGTTTGGGACTTGAAGATTGGGAATTCGACCAACATCTCAAAGAAACACCAGAAAGAGCCGCTCGCGGATTTGCAGAGGTATTTTCTGGGTATGATGAAAACCCAAAAGAGTTTTTGAAAACTTTTGAAGAAGGAGTGTATGATGATATGCTCATTATAGGACCGATACAAGCTTATTCAGTTTGTAGTCACCATTTCCTGCCATTTACTATGGACATATATATTGGATATATTCCTGATCGAAAGATAATAGGTTTATCTAAATTTGTTCGTATAGCTAGGACTTTTTCAAAACGTTTACAAGTTCAAGAAAGAATCACACAAGAAATTGCTGATTTTATTGATTCTGAATTACAACCAAAAGGAACTATGGTTCTAATTAAAAACAGTGAACACATGTGCATGAAGATGCGAGGCGTCAAAGATCCATGTGCTAATGTAACTACATCTGCTGTGAAAGGTGTATTTGCAGACCATAGTGAAGGAGCCAGACAAGAGTTTTTACAACTAATAAAGGGATAACATGACTAAAAAACACCCAATTGTGTATATCCCTGCTGAACTCCCGCAATTTGTAGATGAAACTTATGGGTTAGGGATTCACAATTTTCAATATTGGAAACCTGATGGACCTTTCTATTGGCCATATATGTTGTTTTCAGCGGCTTTCATAGATGAAGAACGTGGTCTCCCAGATAGTGTTCGGAAAAATGCATTTGTCTTTGGTGATAGTGGCGGTTTCCAAGCAGATAAACCTGAATTTATGGAACAATGTCAGCCACATCTTGTGATAGAAAAACAAGAAGCAAATTGTGATGCTGGATTTATATTGGATAAACCACCATGGAAAATTGGAAGAGATTACGATCTTGATTATTTCCGCCGTTGTGCTCGGATTACACGAGAAGATGCAAATATTATGTATGAAAACCAAACTCGAGAAGACTTTAGGCTTTACGGTATTATTCAAGGACAAAACCGTGAAGAATGGGACATTTGGTATAATACAATAACACAGGAACATGATTTTGATTGGTGGGCATTCTCACCTAGTACACCAAGTTCCACAGTGGGGACATGGGAAGTGATTGATTTCATGTTTTGGGCCAAAGAACATGGAATGAAAAATATACACATTCTTGGTTTAGCTGGAAGACCATTCATACCCGTTTACGCCTATTTAGTTAGACAACTTAAAATGGGACAATGTACATATGATGCTTCTACTCCACATCAAGCAGTAGAAGCCTTCTCATGCACTTTAAGGGGACGATGGAGTATTTCGAGAGATGAAAACAGAAGAGGACCGGAATATGAATTACCCTTCTGTAATTGTCCAGTGTGTCAAGTATTTGATCCAGACTCTTACAAAACAACCAAAGAAGAAAGGAAATATACCGTCGCTTATTATAAAGCACACACCGTCTATTTCCGAACTATGCGATGTGAATTGTGTAATACACTTTCGGACAATGTAGATGACTTAATTACCTTTACACCATCTTCAAAACCATATTTGAATAGAGTAGATGAATTGCTTAATGGTGAAGTCAAAAAACAAGGAGTATTACAAACTTTCTGAGGTTTGAGAATGAATGTAGTAGAATATGTAACAGTTCAAGGTAACCCAATAGTGAAGGTCTTCTATCGATATAAAGGAGATCAAAGGGGTTGCAGGACTATACGAGATTTTGAACCATATTTTTTAGTGGAAGCTGATGCAAAAGTTAAAGATGATGATAGAATAAAGCGGGTAGAAGAAACCGACTTTGTTTCTCTTCACGGCAAACCACTGAAAAAGATTGTAACTAAACTCCCTAGTGATGTTTCAACATTGAGAAAATTATTTAGAGAATCTTATGAGGCTGATATTCCTTTTGTTGACCGATTCCGGATTGATAAAAAAGGTAATGAAGATGAAATGCCTGAACTAGATATTCCTCCTAGAATTTTCTTCTTTGATATAGAAACCACTTCTCTAGATGTTAGAGGTCATGATCCCATTATTTCAATTGCGTGCTATGATAGTTATTACCAAAAATATGTAATGTTTGTCTGGCAACCGAATAAAGAGATTGGGGATCCACATAATTTCTATCAACATGAAGGTTTCTACAATAAAATGGATTGGTCCGAAAATCAGACAGTTCATGTATTTGGTAATGAATTAGACATGCTCAAAAAGTTTTGTGACTTCTTCGAATTTTGTGACCCAGACATTGTTACTGGCTGGTTCAGTGATGAATTCGATTTACCCTACTTGATAAACCGTCTTGACAATCTTGATGGAATTGGCTCATATCGTCTTTCTCCAATGAATAGATGTGGAGTTTCACATGATAAAGGCTGGATTAAAGGAAGAATATGTTTTGATATGCTCCCAGCATACAAAAAGATACACGAAAATCAACTTGACAGCTTCAAGTTAGATGAGGTAGCAAAAGCAGAGTTAGGTTATGGTAAAACCGGGGAAGGTGGCGACATCATCCAAATGTGGACTCAAAGATTTGACGATCTTATAACATATAACCTTATGGATGTAGAAATTCTAGTTGAGTTAGATAAAAAGATGAAAATCTTTGACTTTTACATGCTTCTAGCAGATAAGGTCAATGCATCCGTTGAGGATACACTTTTGAACAGTAAATTGGTAGATATGTTTCTTCTCAATTACTGTCACAATCAAAAAGTGGCTCTCCCTACAAATAAGAATGCTCAAACCAGGAAAATTAAAGGGGCGAAGGTTTTCAAGCCTGATAAAGGTTTGAAATATAATTTAGCGATTTTAGATTTGAAATCACTATATCCTTCAATTATCATGACATTCAATATGTGTGCTAAAACATGTAAAGGATTCATGGATTTCGTACAGGAACCTAAAGGGATGATTCCTACTGTCTTGGAAGAGTTAATGGAAGAGCGGGCAAAGCTGAAAGCTGAAGGTCGAAATGAACAACAAAGAGTCGTTAAAGAATTGATGAACAGTTTCTACGGCGTAATGATGTTTGCAGGTTTCAGACTAATGAACCCTGACATTGGAGAAAGCATCACACATATAGGAAGAGAAATTATCCAATGGACAAAAAAGGTTGTAGAAGAAACATACGAATATAAAGTGGTGTATGGTGACACTGATTCTATATTCGTGGAGGGTGTTGAGACAGAAGATCAAGCTCAAGAACTTAGAAAGGTAATCAACGATTCTTATATGGAATTCGTGGCTCAATTTGGCTTAAAATCACATAAGTTTGAAATTGAATACGAAGGTCATGTAGATGTTGGTTTATTTGTCGGGAAAAAGAAGAGATATGCACTTAAAATGGGAGAAGAATTAAAGATAAGAGGTTTCGAATATCGTCGAAGTAATGTACCTAGATTAGGTAAGGAACTCCAAAAATCCGTATTAGAAATGCTTCTTTCTCATGGGGACAAAAAAGAAATAGATAAATATGTCCAGTTTATTGAGAAGATGATAAAAGATGAGTGGAGTGATATGCTTGATGAAATTGGAGTGCCAGCTTCCATCACTAAACCGCTTTCCATGTATAAAACAAATTCACAACACATTCGTGCCGCGCAATATTCAAATGACCATTTAGATAGTCATTTTGGTGTGGGAGATAAGATGCTCATGTTTTATATAAAATCATGTCCTTCCGACAAACCTAAAACAGACATCATTGCTTTGGACTTTGGTGAAGAAATTCCAAAAGGTTTTGTGCTTGATGTTGATAGACACATAGAAAAAGTATTATCACTAGTAGACCCAATATATGAGGTGTTGGATTGGACAAGGTTGGATTTAGCTCAAAAGACACTCTTAACCTTCTAAGAAAGGACATTAGAGATAATGTCAAAAATTTTGTAGAAGAAGATGATAGAGATGTGTTATTGATGCAATATCAACCTGGTGTTGGAAAGACTACCGGTGTAGTTAGTACCATAATGGATAATAACTACACTATGGCTTTCTTTGGTCCAGATCACGCTTCAGTCGAAAAGAATGTAATCGCACCATATGGTTTAGACCATTTGAAAGGAAAAAATCAATTATGTCAAAACCCCCGAAAAGCAGAATTAGTTGGCTTGGGGTTATTGGAGAATGCTTACACATGTGCGAAATGTGAGTTTGAAGGTGTGTGTCAATATAAGAAAATGCAGTATGAATTTTATCCTGAACCAACATCATTTGGTGCTGTTCATGCACATATACCTTATCTAACCAGCTTTGTGGAAGAAAATTATTATCAATTAATAGTAATTGATGAAAACTTCCTTGGCTCCATGTTTCGTGGTGGAGAATTCACCAATAGAAGAATCTACAATAATTTAGAACTCCTCTATGCAATGGATCGTAGTGATGAGCGAGATTACATAATAAGATTCTTTAAAGACCTTAACACACTATTATTGACAGGTGATTTCGAACTTGAGAATATGCGAGGTTATGATTTAGAAGCATTCGGGAAAGAATACCATCGCTTCTTACTTGATAGGCTTTATGACAGGAAGAAAGTATATTATAATGATGTTCAAACTGTTGTAGATTTCCTTTCAAGTGGACGTGAGATAGTTATTGAACGCCGAATTGTAGATACAGGCTTCCGTAAAATCTTTTATGCGGATTTATATCGGTATGATTTTACACCATTGGATGTCACACAACAAATCATAATTCTAGACGCTACCACTCCAAAAGAAATTTATGAGGGTATTTTTAAACCTTTTGATAAAGAAATTGTGGTCCATAAACCCAAGATAAAAGCAAGATCGAGGTTGTATCAATTAACAACACATTCATATCCAATGAAATATTTGAATAACAAAGATATTCGAAAGAGGTTATTCAACATATGTAAAGGCATCACAAAGAAATACAAAGACGAAAAGGTGTTCTTTTGTATAAGAAAAAAATTCAAAGAAGAACTAGAAGAATATTTATCGGGATCAAATAACGCTTTAGTGGCACACTATGGTGGAGTTCGTGGTTTAAATGACTATCTTGATGCTACTGTGGCTGTTTTAATTGGAGCACCATTTCCCAATCCTGATATAGTGAAATTAAAAAGTCGGGCAATGAAGGTAAGACAAGAATACATTACTCAGATGGAGTGTAATGAAGAAATGTTACAAACAATTCATCGAATCAGACCATTACTTAAAGATGCTAGTGATGTATTCATTTTATCAAATGTAAACTCTGGCTATGAAGCAGAAGAAATAAAAGAAATACCCATTACTCAATTAGAAGATTTATTAGAAATAAGAGGTTAAAAAATGTTTGTAGACAAATATAGACCAAATAAATTAACAAGTAGTTGGAAATGTAGATGCAATAAATGAATTGAAACAAATTGAAGGTAAGCCACCACACCTTTTCTTTTCTGGAAAACAAGGAACAGGCAAAACCACTGTAGCAAGAGCTATTTGTCGAAAGGTTCTTGGTAAAGATTGGAGAAGAAGTACTCTTGAGTTAAATGCATCTGATGAACGTGGTATTGATGTTATAAGGGAAAAAGTAAAGAAATTTGCTTCAACAAAAGCTTTATCTGGGACTTTCAAAATCATCTTTTTAGATGAAGCAGATGAATTAACTCCAAATGCTCAAACCGCTTTAAGGACGATTATTGAGAATTATTCGTCTAATACATCATTTATACTTGCATGTAATTATCCACATAAGATAATTGACCCCTTAAAATCAAGGTGTGCGTGTTATCATTTCCAGCCGATTTCAAAAGATCAAACTTTAAAACTAATTGCTCAAGTGGTTCGAAATGAAAATATTCGAATGGATCCAGAAGTTGGAGAATTGGTTGCAGAAAGTGCTAATGGCGATATGCGTAGAGTATTATTCACATTAGAGTCTTTCAAACGATCTAATAAGAATATAACCGTGAAAGACTTTAAGAAAATAGCAAATGATGAAATTGAAGATATGGTCAATATCATTATTCGTGAAAAAGAGGAAAAAGTTCCTTTCCCAAAAGCGAAAGATATGCTTTATAAAATGATGAAAGAAGGACAGAATCCTGATGAAATCATACAAAAGTTTTTCGATGTAGTTATGAGGACTCGAATGGAAGGAGATATTAAACTAGAAATGCTCATACTCATAGCTGAATACGAGAATAGATTAAGATTTGGAGCAAATCCCGTGGTCCAAATGATTGGTCTACTGGCAAGTGTCTATAAGGAGGCGATTCGACGTGAGTAGTCCTTTATATTCTTTTTCAAAACTAGACTGCTTTAATAATTGTAGAAGAAGGTTTTTCTTCCAATATGTGCAGAAAATACCCACTCCACCACCAAATAAATTCATGCAAGATGGTTTAAGATTCCACAGTATGGCTGAAAACCTCCATAAAAATATAAATATCAAAGAACTTTTGAGATGGGGTGCAGATATGTACCTAGAAAATTTCAAATTGAAAACCGGGAAAGCGGTTGATAATTGGTTTGATGCTTTTATAGACCATGAAAAAGAGCGTTATAAAGTTCTTTTAGACGCCAACTACCCTGAAAGATTTTTGCCTATATTTGTAGAGGAAAAACTCATTGGAGAAGTGGCTGGAGTGCCATTCATTGGTTATGTGGACCGTGTAGACCAATATGCTAGTGATGAATACGGGGTATTAGATTATAAACCTTCTGCACCAAGAAATGAATCTGCGTTATTTAAAATTCGACGACAGCAAGTTCTTTATGCTGAATTAGTGAAGGATGTCCATGATATTGAGATTAAGAATTGGAGTGCCTATTATTATAAGGACCATGATTACTACCATTCTAAAATCAATAAAGGTAGTATAACTAATTTGAAAAAGTGGATACGAAGAACAACTACTGCTATACAGGAAGAATCTGAATACCCAAAAGCACAAGAAGATTATTACTGCCGATACTGCACTTTCAAAGAGAATTGTAGAAAAACTGGTGATGAACTTGTACTGTGAATTCGGGAAACCACATCGCCGACTTGTCAGTTCATACGAAGAACTTGTTCGGTTGATTAATATATATAATGGAGTAGCTAATTGCTACTCTACCGTATATATGTTTGAGGATCTTGATGAAGGTGATAATTGGAGAAAAAAACCAGATTACAACACTGCAATTATTGATCGAATATTCCTCGACTTCGATGGTGATAATGCTTTTGAGAATATGAAAATAGTTCATGAAAAACTTTTGAAAGAAAACATTAAGCACCATGTGAATTTCTCTGGAAATGGTTATCACATTTTCATTTATACAGAAAGGAGTGAACTCAAATATAAAAAGTTAGCTTTGGCAAGATATGCCATTTCTTTGACGGATGATCAAGATATGCAAGTGGTGGGTGATATTGCTCGGCTTGTTAGGATTCCTAATACTCTTCACCTTGGAACAAAATTGTATTGTATTAATATTACACATGAAGATATTGTATCTGGTGAAAAAACTATTAGAAAAAAGGCCATGCGACCCCACCCAAATTTGGAAATAATGGGTGAAAAATTAATAAATCTTGCACCTTTTGACTATCCAGAAGAAGACTTTGAAACCTTTGATGTTGGATTTTCGGATGGTTTAGACTTGCCTGCTGAAATTCCCGGATGTGTAGAACACGCTATGAAGAGTTTCAATCCCAGATATTATCAGCGATTTCTCTATTTCACCTATATGCGAGATTTAGATTTCTCAATGAAAAATGCCTTGGAAATGGTGGAGAAGAAATGGTCTGTTAAGAAAATGCGTCATTGTTTGAAAACGGAGCGTCAGCCACAGAGTATTTGGCGAAATGGAGTTCACTTTCCAGAATGTGAATTCATTAAAAGTATCGGATTGTGTAGAAAGTGTATGACGGAGGAATAGGTTTATATACTCTTTTTAATAATATATATTATTATGTCAAAAGAGTATACCATGGAACTTATTGAATCCATAATACATGAAATGGGGTGCATTACATGTGGGAATAGAGAAGTGACTCTCCAAATGTATTCCCACCGTAATGGAATCCAAATTAAAGGTTTTGATGAAAAACAATGGGTCTATGCAAAGTGTAAAGAGTGTGGAGACGAAGTAGCATTGTGGAAGATTGAAAAGCGAATTGATGACAAGAAACTTGCTAAAGTTTTAGACGCCATTAAGTTTAAGTAATATGGAAGGACATATATATAAGATACCATGACAAAAAAAACGAAAGAATGTTCAGAATGTGGTGAACCACTAATACACATATGTCAAGACGTGTGGTGGTGTGAGATTTGCGATTTCTTCTATGATGAAAAAGGAGAAAAAATTGTAGAATAACCTCCGTAGTGTAGTGGCAATCATGTCGGTCTTTGGAACCGATGACGCTCCGTTCGACTCGGGCCGGAGGTATTAGCCCTTATAAAGTGTGCTAAGGCGTGATATCCGTAAAACATCCATGCGTGAAGGGTTGGACGCATGTAAAAGATGGTGCCAACAAGATCAGGGCCTATCACCTGACCCGTCTCTTTCATGTCGGAAGAGACGTTAAACTATTTGCCGATGTGGCTCAATAGGTACAGCAGTGGACTGTTAATCCATGATTTCTAGGTTCGAATCCTAGCATTGGCGCTTAGGGGATTTATATGGTGAAATAAAAGCACTGTAGGAAAGTCTGGCCATTTCCGCCTGACTTAAGATCAGGGCGTTAGTCGCTACGTGGGTTCAAATCCCACCAGTGCTATTTAAGAGGTGGTATATTGGGGTTAATTGAAAAATATACTAAGTTGCATTTGATTGTAGAAGAACTCACACATGAAGAGAAGGAATGCACAGCTTGTGCAGGAAAAGGATACATTATTGAGGGTTTTCAAGGTTATTGTGCAACTTTATGTCAAGTTTGTGGTGGAAAAGGTTATGTCCATTGAAGAAAGGATTGATGATGAAATGGACTTTGAAAGACACTTCTATTTAATTCATCATGAATGTTTTGTACGGG